CGATCTAATACACCTTTTAACCATTCAGCAGCTTCTAATGGATTTACATGCCACCAGAATAGGTGATCTTTTATACAAAGGAATTTAACATTATCAGGCTCAAATTCCATCTTTCTGTACTTGCCCTTAGGATAAATATGTGATAAGTGTAAGCGATAATTATTACCACATTTTAGACATTTATATCCATCTCTAAGTGATACAATTTTTCTTAGTAGTTTATTTAGTTCTATTTTTTGTTGCTTTTTCAATGTTTATTTCTTAAAGAATATCTCATTGATAAAATCAAATACATCCAGTAATACACAGAGTATGAGTACATTCACTAGCCATATTAGCCCTATAAAAGGGCTAATCATGATAAAATGAAACAGAACATAAATAGTTGTTATGATCCATGCAATTATACTAGCAGGTATTAACCAAAACAACCACATTTTATTTACTTTCATTTTATTCTCTTTCCTTATTTTATTACATCAATCAATATAGCGGGCTTACTATCGTTGCTTCCAGATGTTTCAAATATATAAAAAGTATCATTATCATCTTCATCTACTTCAGCAATGACTTTTACTCCTTTATCCCATCCTCTAATATGTCCAGTAATGTCACTGTCTTTAGTGCCACATCTTGTAGCCTCACCTCTATTCCCCTGAATGCTTGCATAAAATCTACTCATTTTATTTCTCCTTAATTAAAGTTGTTTTTATGTGGTCTGAATCAGTTACATCGTGCAATTCGGTATGTATTTCATTATCACCAATATCTCCACTCATTGCTTTTTCCTGTGCTTCCCACTCATCGACCGCTTCAATTTCTACTTCTTTTCTTACGATGTGTTCTTCCCACCATAATACTTGGTATTTCTTCATTATTATTCCTTTCTATTTATGAATTATTTCACTTCTCTTTTTAAACAATTTTCATGTTTAAAACTTCTGTCAATTATATTATAAGATTGGTACGCATTCCAGTAACGGTCATGGTTTTTAAAACATCCCAATTGTTTTTTAATTTCTTGAAATGCCATATCCCTGTAATGTTCACCATATCCATATTGAAATGGGACATACAGTGTTTTGCTATTTTTCATACCGAAATTTATAGTAATTATAGCGGAGAAATAGCTATTTCCATTAATCTTATCGAACCATTCCTTAGCAGTAATATCTACTGTTTTTATTTTTCTTGCGTTCATTCTTTTACTCCTTTATTGATTTGTTTCATTTCTCCTATTATGTCGAGTATTTTCGACTTACTACTAGTTAATTCATACCCCACTCTCTAAAGTTATCTACTACAATTTGACAGAGGTCATCTACATTTAAGTTCGTAAACTCATATTCTCTATCAAGTAAAGGAGACATATACGCAATAATATCTTCTTGTATTTGTTCTTTAATTGAATAAGACTCTTCCGCATTCATTGAAATCTCCTTTCTTGTAATTTCTACTTTCTCTTCCTTTGTTTCCATAATACTCCCTTATTCCGCATGGTTTACATACATCCATTTCTACCTTAAACATTGCTGATACTAAATGATACCACTCCTTTCTGCCAGTAATATTTGTAGCTCTACACATTCTACATCTCTGATTGATTTTACTTGGTATTTGTGTTATCTTTGGTTTCATTATTAAACATCATCTACCTCAGCTTCTTCCTTCGTACTATAAAACTTACATCTATCACCATTAAATCCTACACGAAATCTACCTATTTGTCCATATCTTGTCTTTGCGGAAATTATCATACTTTCATATTTGCCATACTTCTGATGATCAAATATCCACCCATAGAATACAAACAACGCACTCTCTGCTGTTTGCTCTATTACACCACTCTCACTATAATCTGACATTCTTGGTGTAGGGTCTAGTCTTCTTTCTATATCTCTTGATAGCTGACTAACAAGTAATGCACTACAATTTTCATTCTTACACACCCACTTATAATCATTCATTACAGCCTCAAGTTCAAACCTTCTATCCTTTTTGCCCTTCACATCTATTAACTGTATATAATCATCTACTATTACATCAGGCTTATATCTTGCAATTTCGATCATGGTTTCATCTAATGAGCGAATATCATCATACATAGTAAGCTTCTTATATTTCTCACCTATAAAATCTGTCAGGGAATGCACTTTTTCGTTTGTAGGATCATCCAGGACACCTTTTCTTAGCATATCATAGATAAGATCATCACTTTCGATGACTACAAGCTTATTTACCATTGTATTGTTAGACATTTCTCTATTAAACATCATGACATGATAGTCTTGCTCAATGAGGCTCTTTACTATATTGATCATCATCGTCGATTTACCGTGGCTAGGCCTTCCACCAAGTACAGTTACTTCTTTCCTTGTCATGCCTCCTGCTGGTTTGTCCAACGCACTAATGCCATATGGAATAACATGATTGCCAGCTACAAGACTTTCATATGCTTCGCTTGCAATAATATCCATGCCTCTTCTTCGTGATGGTCTTAAGTCCTGCAATTCTGATATGAGCTTACTATGATCTTCAAGTACTAGGTCTATATCATCAGTAGAACTGCTAATTTTATATAGCTCATGAGCACTCTCCATTGATTTTCTATGAATAAACTTCTCCCAGACAATACGAGAGTATTCCTCAATGTTAGCAGTAGTGGGTACAGAGTCATACAGTCCTGTTATATAGTATATATCATCTGAAGCACTATTAAACTTCTTTTTATATGCTTCTACCACCGTTACTGTATCTATGGGTGATCGTCTATGATAAACATCTTCAATGCATTGCCATATCTTTCTATTACGCTCAGAATGAAATGCACTGACATTGCGAATCCATGCTTGTGCTTTTTCATAGGCAGAAGCGCCGTCACATAATATAGCGCCAAGCACAGCAGACTCAGCTTCTTTACTTGATGGAAGCACAGCAGTCATGACTTAGCGTTCAATGTATATCTGCCCATTCTAACCTTTTTATATCTTATGTTGTGGGCAGATTGTGAAAAATCCATGTCACGATGATAATCATATATTAGGTAGTATTGATCACCACAGTCTGCATCATCCATTTCTATTACACTACAAGGAATACCATTTTCATTCAGCGCTGAAGCAAGACTATCTATTGGATACCAATATCCATGCCTAACTCCATCAAATCTAAGCTCTAAATCAATAAGGTCATATCCCAGCTTATCTGCTAATTTAACTATTTTATGTCTTTGACCAACTGTTATCTGTCTCATTCTTCCCAACCGCTTTTTCTCTGACATTTCATTTTATCCTTTATTTATTCCATGATATGATTCTAGCTTTACAATCCTTTTAGACATTTTATTCGTTAGTTCTGTTATTGAATGCATACGATCATAAATATCTTTTATTTCCTTATATATATCAGCTTGATTTTTTATTATTACTTCGTTCTCACTTAGTTTTGACTTCATTTTTCCATTTCCTTTACTCATTGAATAGTTCTCCTTGTTTTTGAGGCTTATAGTTTGTTATTACTAAATCCTTCTTTATTGGCATTTTATTATCATTAAGTGGACTTTTTATGATTAGTTATGATGATAGAGATACAGTCATCAATCTATCTCGGGCGGAAGAGATCCCATCCTCTTTTTTTCATATTGTATCATACTATTCCTATTTACATTATGATTTAATATTATTGCCCTTAAATAACTCAATCCTTTGCCATCATATGCTAATCTGGCACTAATATATCTATCTATTGCCCAGCAAACAACCTCATCACTACACCCTGATATGGCCTGCATAAATCTCCACACATTATATAAACTTTGCTCTGACGGAATATGTTTATTAGCTTGCTTAACAGCATGTTTTATAGCTTTTTGAGTCTTATCATTTCTTGCATTGTACAAATTCTCTATAGCAATGGAGTAATTAGTAGATACTTCACTATTATTATATCCACATGCTTTACATTTCATTGATCAATGTGCCTCCTGCTATTTTATCTTTACCAAGCCTATGTTCTGGTGCATCAGTCCATATTACTATACACTCTATAATAATATCTTTAATAAAAATACCCCTCCATCCTAGCTCTGATATAAATTCAGTACTAGGCTTGAGCTCTTCTAATCTTTTATATTTTACAGATTTTTGTACTTTTGACATTAATATGTCTACATGGTGGGCATTTTTTTCTTCTTACTCCATATCCACTTATTTCTGAGTAGTAATCTATCCACTTTCTTACTCTACCATGGGTTGTATAATATCCAGAACTCCAAGTAGAATAACAAGATCTACAGTATTTTAGATTTGCCATTTTCTAATGAGAAAAAGGGGAGAAATTTGGGATAATTACATGACCAAGACAAATAAAATTCAATTTTCTCCCCTTTGATTGTCAGAATATAATGAATTCAGAATTGAATATCAAGAAAAATCGAAATTAAATTGATCACTTTTATCAGGTTCAAATTTGAAATCAATGAGAGAATATGTTTTGCTTCCCCATTTACTATGAAATTTCTTTTCATGAATCTGAAAATCATAATCCTTCAATTTCTCATAGGAAATGAACATTTCCATATCAAGAAACTCAACAGTTATGCCAACTTTCTGATTCTTAGCAGCCTCTATTATATAGTCCCTAATAGATGCGTACCCATCATGTAGCCTCTTTACTCTGTATCGTAGCATATAATCTTTAGGGAAGAGTATGTACTCTTCCCATCCTATTAAAATGGTAGATCATCACCCTGTAATTCATTTGCGGAAAGACGATCTCCCTCTCTAAGATTGAAATCAAATACCTTTACTGCTGTTCTCCACTCTTGTTGATCATCTGGTAATGCCCTGGTATCTGATGTAACATACCTTTCATGCCCTAACCTTACTATTGTAGGAAAACCCACTACATCATCTTCCTCTATAAGCATGAGGTTTTGAACTGCATGATCTCCATTCCCTATTTCTTCAACGTTCAAATTAAGGGACTTAAGCAATTCAAGGTACCTGGCATTTCTACCAGCTTGTGCATCGTCAGGAAAAAGAAATATTCCTTTATCTGAATATACTCTTCCCTTCATATATACACATGATACCGTTTTTTGACTACCATCTTTATCAACTATAGGAATCCTATTACCATCACTATCCTTTTTGTATTCATATCCATCCATTTCAAACAGTGGCTGGCTTACTCCATCAACACTAGGAGCAATTTTGTGATCCATATTTATTACTATGGCAGGTCCCTGTCTTGTGTTAACCTCTCTGCTACTTAACTTACATATATGTGCAGGATAAAGACCTGGTTCAGTTGGATTCCACGGGTTTTTACTTGCATCGTAGGTAGCACCAACATCCTTCATTCAGTTTCTCCTTCTGTTGTAGTTTCTGTTATGGTGTATGTATCGGTTATGGTCGGCAGATCTGTTTCTCCCACTGTATATGCATTGAAAATATCATTAACCTTGGTTTTCAGTTCCTGCATTTCAGTAGTTGTAGTCTGACCCCTTAATCCACTAAAGTAAAATCTGGGTGAAACCCAATTTCCTTCAACAGTCATTATGTAACGCTTGTTAGATGTTTTAGGAACACTGATTAAGCCTCTTTCCTGCATACTTGTTACGGCTTCCTCAGTTAGTGCGCCATCTTCTACAAGCTTTGTTGCTTCTGCTATGGTTATTTTTCCCATGTTCTATATCTCCTCTTCTATTAATCCGTCAGGATTGACTGTTTCCTCTTCTGTTTGTGGTTCCTCAAGTGTAAATCCATGATAACTTGGATTCACCGCTAACTGTCTATGATCTTCAGTCTGAAAGACCATAATAGGCTTGCCATTCATAATTTTAGTACCAGTATAAACAATGTTCTTAAAAATCGTACCATCATTCATACCGACTATATATTCTATTCCCTCAACAAGAATAGGATCATTCCATGGTTCCTTCATTTTTATTCTCCTTTATCATTCTTTCAAGTTTTGCAATAGCTCCCTTATAGTTACTGCCATTAATAGTGCCATCTGATATAGCATGATCTATTTCGCTTCGCACGTCAGCATCAATGGCAAGAACATAAAGACTATCCTTTTGTGATTCAGTAAGTAACACTCTTTTATGATACACATCATCAGCAATATTACATAATCTATTAACGGCTCTCTTAAATGCATTAGTATTGGCACTTGCAATATTCTTATCTATATCCACTACATTGTCCGCAGTGTGGGGTTGACCTTTCTTAAACTGAATCCTTGCTGCTCCAGAACTATAGAACTGTCTCACTATTCCATTATCACTTATCTGAAGCACTCCATCTGATACAACCCATTCTACACCAATAAATTGTACACCATATCCCTTTATCCATGACCAAACAGGATAATGTTTATTAATCTTTGCTCTTAAATATCCTTCCTCTACATATGTAAATCCATCTGGTCTTTCCTCCTGAAATCCCTTAGGCGTGTCTTCATTGGAAATTTCTTCATGCTTAGTTTTTACATCAAATTCAACTTTTTGGGTAATAGGTAGCAAGTCTTCCTTATTTCCTAATGTTATATCATTCATCTATTGACTCTCCTATAATTTGTCTTACTTCTATTAGTGCATCAAGTATTTGTTGGTATTTTTGTATTTCTTTTTTTTTACCTTTGTAGTCTTCACATCCTTTTATATCCTGTAACATTTTAATAACAGCATCTGCAAGTAAGTCACACTCTTCTATTGAGGATGGCACTATCATGCCCCATTTCATAGCCTTCATTTTTTCTCCTCAGGTATTTTATCATTATCAAAAGTTATTGAGGCATAAAATGATTTATACTTATTGTAAGCATCTCTACATATTTCTCTTATATCATCTGGAATATCACCATGCCAACTTGCAATACCACTAATTATTCCATATGCCTCACCTATTAATCTATGAATTTGAATTCCTATACCACAATATGGACATGATTCATGAAAGAGCTGGGGCACCTTTTTATTCTTCTTCATCTTTTCTTTCCTCCTGGGCAGGTACCCTTATATGAACAATATCTACATTCCCAATTTTGAAATGGTACACCTATCATCTGACCAGGAACTAAATCTTCAATAGTAAGTTCACTAGTCATTTCTATTAATTCTTCCCAATATAATTCTGCCCTACGCATCCATTTTTCAACATCAATAGGATTTATTTTAATTGAACTATCATCCTTTTTATACCACATAATATAAGCATTAATCTTTGAAATGTCATATTTTATTCTTACTCCTATGGCATACGTACCAAGTTGTAACTCATAGTTTCTACTAGGTTTAGGATCTCTATTCTTTGCATGACCGAATCTCCGTTTCCATGCAAATGAATGCATAGTTTTGATATCATATAAATAGGCAATATCATTCTCTATTTGTACAATATCAGGATGACCTACTATCCTCAAATCGGGAATTTCAATTCTTTCCTCAAGATCAACATATGACTTTTCAGTGTTTATATATCCTGTAGTAATGGCACATCCTATATCTTCATGAACTATTGTACCCAGCCTCATGACCCTCTGAGGCCGAGAATCTATTTGATCTTTTTCAGCCCCAGAGAGTTCATAAAACTGTTTACGGTAGCACTGCCCAGCACTACTTGCTCTGAACCAGCCTTCAAATCCTACATATCCTTTATTATGTTCTTCATTAACTAGGTCGAGGAAATTCTTATAGACTGATTCAATGTTAAGCATTATGTTATGCACCCTTTCCTAAATATCTAAACCAGTCACCAATTTCCGTCATGGCCTCGCTGAACAGTGTATTGTCATCGTACATTTCTGACCTGGTTGGCAGCCTGAGCATTCTTGACGAACCACCAAGGTATTTACTGAGATTGAAGTCAGCATTTACGATCTTAGTAACCTGGTCTGTGCTTAAGTGTGTGAAATCAGCAATCTGACTAGTGTTAAATTTGGCAGAGTGCAGTCTTTTAACTGTTTCACAATGTGTGTGAGTTACTATACTAGTTGATTTCATGATATCCTCATGAGTCTTTTCCATTTTATGTGGTTGATACATCTTAGATAATCTTTCCTTTTCTCTTTTCTCCTTTAATTTTTGGTGTGATTCAAACTCTATTCTACGTATAGCATTATAGTTTATGGTTTTTATCCTTGTTCTGGGCCCATATCCTCTATTACCATTTTTAGGCTGTGTAATAGCACCTGATTGTCTTGCTTTGGTAAGTATAGATGATATAGTACCACTATTAATATCACTGTCAATCATACGTAAAATTTCATTAAGTGAGTATGATTTGTCAATTACCATATTACTATTAAGTGCATTTATTATTGTTCTTATTTTACTCATGTTATTCTCCTATGATTTAGCTATCATTGTCATTGTAGGAAAGTGAAACACTATTTCCTTATATAACGGTTGGCCTGATGTAATTTTTGCAATATTATTTGCTATAATAGATCCAGCAATGTTAGCACAATATGGTGTAGCACTTGCAGTACATGGTTCCTTATCACCATCTTCATCTGAATACCATGTATTTTTGTATATGTCTATGTCTGTATTGGTAAGTGAATATACCTGAAGTGTTTCTGCTCCCATCCTACCATCTATAATGGCAAATATGTTCCTTTTACACAATGTCTTTGCTATGTCTAGCCTTGATTTCATGCTATCAAATGCAAGAATGCCTATACTATTTTTATTTAGTACTATATTAGATTTTTCATCTAAAATATTAAAATTGTAGGAAATGTCAGCATTAGCATTAATATCTGATATCATTTCTGATAATGCACTGACCTTTCTTCTGCCAATTTGTGTAGCAAGATACATACTTGTTCCTATATTATGTGAGGCAACGTCATCATGATCATATAGATATATATTACTGGCATTGAGCCTTGCAATCTCTATTGCTACGCTAGATCCTATTGCACCACATCCAAAAACATGAAAATCAAATAAGTTCATATTCTTGACAATATCGGAATATCTTAGGTCAATCATTTCGCTGAGAACAGATTCTTTTTTTTCTTTGATTTGTAGTGTTTCATCATGCGATATGGAGTAAGAATGCCTACTAAGCTATGAATTTCAGCTTCACTTGGTACAGAAAAATATATTTTTTCTGCTTTTGTGTCATCAGTTTTATTAATATCGGCTATTCTTTCCAGCATTTCTCCATATTTAATTTCACCTTCATCGAATTCGTTAATTACATCCTTTACCCAATCAATAATAATACTCCTCCTGCTAAATGATATTATATTACCAGAGGAGCGGGAATTTAGATACGATTTGATCCTCTTCACATTACATAGCTTCCTTACTTCTTCCATTACTGCATCAGCAGGGTCATCAGGCCTGTCTATAATGGACAAACAACCCTTGATATACATATGTACTGGATGAAAAACATCAATTCTAAGTTCATTTTTGCCTTTAGTATTAACTACAAGTGAAACAGTAAAGTCTGATGTGGGGCTTTCACTAATGGTAGTACTATCTATATCGGAAAAGAATACACTGCTATCACCATGACTATGCCACCATAAAAATCTTACATCACCGTGTTTCATAGCTGCTTTAGTATAATAGTTGGCTAGCGATTCTTTGTCAAGATCACATGAACCACCTGATACAGTTTGTTTTAATATAACTGGATTAGTAACAAGCATACCATCTTCTATATCTTGCATTATTGCCATGCCACCGATCTCTGAGTCAAACTCACTGTCCGCTGCCCTAGCATATCCTATGATGCAGTTATAATCATTGTAGCTGATGAAAAACTTCATAATATTACTCCTTTATTTTAATTATTGTTAGGTATTGGTTCTATCAGTGCTAAATCTTAAGTGATTTCCTCTATAACATTAATACAGGTATATGCATCGCACTCATTTCGTAGTACACATTCCATTTTATCACATTCATCTTTATCAAACTCAAACTTATGGAAATGTTCATTTCCATCATAGCATGATGTTGATGATTTATACATTTCTGCATCAAAGCACTCTTTTGGAAGACCACGAAAATAGTATACAATATTATTATATGGATCATTAGGATCATTAATATTGTATCCTTCAACCCACAACTTTAGATAATATACTAGTTCAGGGATGTAAAGATTGGAAACTGCACGTTTTATATCACCAGCATATGTACCCAAGCATGCCTCGCCATTTAAATCAATATATGGAGTTACACGATGTGGGCTACCACTATATACAGAACAATAAATTCCACTCATAATGGATGATCTAATATTACTTTTAGATGGATTATTTTGTACAATAGATAGATATGATCCAATTGTACTATGACTAGAGTGTATATCTATAGTAATTTTTATATTAATCTCATCCACTGGAATTCTTATCAATATAGCTCCATTATATCTAGCAGCAATGGTCATATTAGTAAAGGTGATTCTAATTTGTAATAAGCTGCCATCGACTATGACACTAACCAGGTCTGCCATATCATGTACAGTTTTGCTATATGATTCACATTGATCATTATATTCTTCCATAATTTCTCTTAATGTATCTGCAACTTTTTCTATCACAGATTGATCTAGCTTGTCATATGTATCAATCACATCTGCCAATGAATATAAGTCTCTTTCTATTGATTGTATTTTATGTCTCAACTGACTAAGTCTACCAGCAATATTTACATATTTTCCTGACTTAATATTCATATAATCCAACATATGTTCAGTAATTTTACTTCTTAGTAATTTCATATTATTATTACTACTTCTTGATGAAAAAGGACTTTTTGTATCATGATTGCCAAAAATTCTAACCAGACGATCCAGTATGTGATTTTCATTGTGCTTATATACTGTGTGTATTTCATTCACACATCTTTCTATTGTCTTAGTGGGTATTGGTTCTATGCAAATCATTGTATTGTATTCCTAATTTTTGGCGACCTATTGGTCGCCTTGGTAGATGTTATTTGCCACCAGTTTTGTCAGCGTTTACTCCTGCAACCATATCATTATCACGGACAGCTTTTCTATCGCTCAGGTCAGTAACACCATTAACTGACAATGTTGCATTTTCAGAAAGAACAAATCCATTATTACCAGCAGCCAGTTCTTTCTTAAGATCGCCGACATTTTCAGAGGACACTGTAGTACTTATAAAGCGTCCACCATCAAATAGCTTGATATCAGGCATTTGAGACTCCTTTTTTTTGTTTATGTTTATTTATGTAGCTACATTATTGCCTTAGCATCGGTTCCATTTGTCCTATGCTGCATTTTATCAATTGCACCTCGCTCTGGCAAATTCTAATAAGCTAATAATCACCAGGTTTCCCCTACTGGTTCCCTTATCTTGATACCTACGCAGCTACTCGTGGGTCACTCTATCTTATCACCATATTACTAAAGCACATATTTCATATGGTGTTCAATCAAGACATCCCAAGGCCTGCTAAGCCTGATTATTAGCTATGTTTTTAGATCGTGTATTGTTGCTGTACTAGTAGCAATGAAGAATATATCATGTACCTCATGACTCGTCATGGTAGAAACTTGAATCCCGTTACTGCTTTCCAGATTAGGAAAACGAATACTAAAATCAGAAAGTCAATCATGGGTGCTTCTCCTTATTGACGTATTTTTTCATTTCAATGCTCAGCCTAATTTTTACGGATGGTTAGCCCCTCACTCCGCAAACAGAGTGTTAACCGTGTGTGTTTATAGTCTGACACTTAGTAGGACTCTAGATTTATTACGGCAACTACCTATTAGAGGTGTCCAGCAATTTTGCCTTTCGGCTCATCGGTGACCATCCATATTTTACGACATGCTCATAGTATCGTTTGGTTATGAGCAATGAACTGCTGTGCCCTTCCTTTATGAATGAGGGCTTTACCCGAGGTAAGGGTTGATTTGCTATGAGCATGCCGATTTTTACTTTGTCAGATATGCTTTCATCCATTATAGTCTTTCCACTATTTTAATTCTTTTAGTAATTATTACAGGAACAGTGCCAACGCCTGTATACACTTGGATACCTGACGATATAATGTTGCCAATCTTGACTTTGACTGCTATTATTGTATGGTGATAGTCATGTTTATGTGTACCTGCTATTTTTCTTGCATGAGATTCTAAAACAAACACATGAAATCCTAAATAATATTTGTCTGTTCCATATCTACTAAGTATTTTGTTCGGTACAGATGGATACTTATATTTTTTGTTATATATCCAAATATTTTCTTTAAGTGTACCATTTCCATAGTATTCAGGAATAAGCCTGTTACCTATTTTTTTGACTAACTTATATCCTTCTGTTAGATCAGTGTACTTAGTTGGATGATCTACTGTTTGTAGGCACATTACTTGTCCTCCATAAATTCACTTGCTAGGTTACGCCCTTCAAATGTATTCCATGTTAATGCTACTGCATTATGTACTCCTATGGGAGGCTTACTACATAATACCTTTCTGGCTTCCGTAGGCTTAAGACCCTTATCATGTAACATACATAAATCATTTTCTAGGAATATACAGCATCTTTTGTGTTCCTTGCTGGTGGGAATAACAATGTACGTACTTGTTAATCCGTTTTTCCAATATTGAACTTTCAGCTTATTTCTATATCCTGCATTAATAAGAGCTTGTATGTCATCAGGTGTGCCCCAACATGGTACATCTCTGCACATCTCTACACATATCTTACATTTGCATTCAGTGTCAGGAATATTATTAAGATTCATCTTGACATCTAGGTATGTCATAATTGAGAAATAGAAAGAATGCCCACACACTGCAGAAAGAATGGAAGAAAAACAACAATGAACAACTGCAGTATGCGAGCTGCTGACTCTCAATAGTCTGTAACTGCAACATAATTACAGTCAAGACCTGTTAGGAGGGTAAAACCTGAGAGCCAACTTTTTCTTATATCCTTTTTCCTTACTATTAATCATAGTCTGAGTCATGTGTTGATGCTTAAGACCTTTCATAAGATTGGTGTGGTGATTAGAACATATATATCCTGTACTTTGTAAATAGACATCAGCTTGTTTGTCACAGTATTTGCATGTATGCATGATACCCTCCTATTAACTATTAGTCATCTTCAAATTCAAAGTGCACTGATTTGATCTTTTTCATTTCTTCTTTTATCGTTCCACCTCCTTTCCATAAATAGTTTCTGTTGCTAAATCCCTATCCATGCCACCAGCATATAATCTGTCCCAACAGCAGTCTTTAGCTACATTCCGTATATTATCATCAGACATGTCTTCATCTATCCAATCCCAAATAGAATTAGTGTCTGGAAGATCATCCCAGCCTACACCTATTTGTCTAAGGATTCTGTTACACTCGCTTTTTGTTTTATTGTATACTAACTGCTTTTTATTCATTCATCTCATCCTTATCTTAATCCAAACCACTCTAATAGTCTATACAACCAAGACTGTCTTCGGTAGCCTTGGAAAGCATTTAAGATTACTTCCGCTTTGATTTGTGCTTCGCCCTTCTGCGGAATACTCCCGTTATTCTTGTTTTTTGTTGTTTTCATAACCTTTCTCCTAATTAAATAGATGGGACTCAGCTATAGTATCTACAGCCCCTATGGTCGGCAGACATGAAGGTCTGCTGCGATACATTAGATGTTAATTCATACAGTGGATAGATTTGGTTGGCCCGCAGGACACCTATTCTATTCTACTGTCTGAGCCCCCTCGACTTCTGTATAGTCTTCACCTATTATTCTTGCATATGCTGAACTACCAAGAATTAGTTCTTCCCCAGCATCCATAATAAAGAACCATTCAGGATCATCCATAACTTCCTGACTCTCAGGCCACTGCTTTACTTCTAATATCATTGTTCACTTCTGCTGATAAGAAAACTCAACAATCAAACTAGCTATTAAGTCTTGAACATTAAAATCACTTCCAAGAGTTTGTAAAGCTAATGCATCAGCTATATCACTTCTAACAGACCAATCTGTACTAAATTCAAAGTAGATTTTATTTTTAGAATTATTATATCTACCACTATTAGTGCTCCAAGTATTAACAACAAGACCATTATTATTTCCATCTAAGCCACTTGCTGTATTAAAATCTTCTACTTTTCTGTTAATAGACTTTTGTAATTCAGTTGATTGTGTATTCAATTTCTCAATCTTCTCATTAAGTGAAGTTAATTTCTCTACTTCTCCTTCAAGAAACCTAACCTCACTAGCAGTACCAAACTTAATTTGTAAGTCTTGTAATCCCTTTTCGTCAAGAGCATTAATTACCTTCTTTACGATAATCTCTTGATCTCTTATTCTCATTTGTTGTGCCATAACTTTTCCCTCTATTAGTTATTAATAAAATGCTAGTTTTTGAAAGGAACTAGCTAAACTTTACATAGTTTTCCTTTCCTACACTTATCAACTTTCTTACCAATTTCATCAGTATCCTCAACAATTACATTGTTGTGCTCCATGTTATGACTTGAGAATCATGTGGGTGCATATTAAAATAAATACACAATTCACTATTATTACTACACTTACACTCACCAATATCATTCCGACTGTAGTGAGATGGTAAATTTAGACAGATCATCATCTGTAATTTCAGTACCTGTTGCACATTCGGGGCAGTAGTACCCCCAATCTGTCTCATCACGTAACTCTTGACACTCAGGACAGTCTGTATTAATCGAGGTGATTGTGCGCCAGATGATGAACCGTCTCATGATAGATCCTCCCTTAGTTAAGTGTAAGTACTTCATAATGGTGTATTCCTAATGATTGGGGGCCTCTCAAGAGAGATGTGAGTGTGAGAAAGGATATGAGAGGCCCATGTTATATGATTATGTTACTGTCTTGGTCGTTTGTTTGCTTGCATTTATGCTAGTGGGAAAGGAGAGACGAATCTCTCCAGTTGATTAACCCTCAGGCTCTGGTGCTACTGCAGGAGCTACTGCAGGTGCTTGAATGTCAAGCAGGTCTTGAAGTGAAACATCTCTGCTCCAATCACCATTCTGCTTGAGATCAGCGTCAACTTCCGCCTCTTTCATGAGTTCAATGAAGTCAGTCATTGACACTCTGAAGCTTGGTGCATTCGAATCATTTCTGAATGAATAGCGAACAACACCATTCTTCTCAAGCGTTGAGGTTTCAATGAAGACAGGCAGGTTAGAGGTGCGTGGCTTGTCTCCATCATCAACAGGTGCAAACTTAATGGGAATGACAGTCATGGACATGATTTGATCTCCTTTAGTTAAGTGAATAAGAAATGAGTTCCAACTTGAAAATGGATTTCGGAAACGCATTTGTAAGGATAAGGTTTAAATATATATCTCCCTTCCAAAAATATGTAATTTTTAGTTCAGCATATAGTATATAGTATAGTACTAATAATATATAGTAGTATATATTATATTAGTATATTATATTAGTATATTAAGGGTCTGTTCGTGTTTCGTGGTCCTGTAAGTTAAGGTTTTTAACCTATGCCAGTCAAGTCTTTTTTTATTTATTTTTAGTGAAAAAAAACATTGCTTTTGGGCAATATGGTATTAAATTTGGTCATCATGAAGAAAGAAACATACAAGGCATATTGCATTGCTATTGCATTGCTATTGCATTGCTGTGGTAGTAGTATTTATGATCTGGAATGGTCTTTTTAGTGAGTGATATCTGTATATCCATATTCTCTGCTGATAGTTTTGATGAGGCTTTGCGTAGCAGAACAGACATATATGTAGTGGCTGTTTGTGAGTGTTCTGAGTGTAGTGCTGGCGTCAGAATTAAGTCAGTAGAGCTTAAACATCCAGTAGACATAGTACAGTTTAGGCCGTGTCCTAGCTGTAGACATCAATCTAGCATAGATAGTGATGTAGTGTCAAAAATAGCATTGGAATATCAGTTATGGGAGAGAATATGAGTATACTTATAGGTAGTATGGCTTTGTTATTAATGCGATTAATGATAAAATAAAAGACATAAAAAAGGAGATTGCGAATTTATGAACTTAGATCCTACATTCGATAGAATAATAGTAGAGCCAGACGATAGATCAGATCTTACTGTTAGTGGATTATATATTCCAGAAGCGCATAATCCTGCTCAGTTTAAGGGCACTGTTATTGCTATAGGCCCAGGAAAGCACGACCAGAATGGTGACAGAATAAGAATGTCTATGAAGATAGGGGATAGAGTTTTATATCCCCGCAGTGGTATTGTTAAGTATATAGAGGAGTCTTCCCTTGTTGGCGTAGAGGGCAAGGAATATGACATCATGCAAGAGACTAATGTGCTTATAGTGTTAAGGGACTAGTATTGACAGAAGAAGAAAAAAAAGACATAGTTTTTGAGCGTAATGATGGTCAAAAGAGATCTAAAGCATATCTCAATGAAAAGATGCAGATAGAGATTGATGGCATATCATATACTATTCCAAGGGCTGTGAGTGACCTTATCGGTAATTTAGTAGTGCAAATCAAGGAAGTAGTCGGTGCCAGTGAGACAGCTTTGTATAATTAACCAATATGGAACATGGTACCATTAAAGGCAAAAAACATTATGTATTTGAAGACTATGAAGAGTTTGTCGATTTTACCAATCTTGATATTAAGAAAGACGATATCAAGCACTGGAGAGATGGCATAGAAGGTGAATGGGTTTATGCAGATGATGGTAGGATTGTTCAGATACTAAAGGTTGGTCCCCTTAACCACCCTACAGATTGTGGATATAAATACGCTCAAAGATATGTCAGAACTATCGTCGGTAGTTTTGTCCAAAACAAAAACACTACAATGGACACAGATTTTTCCAAGCATCCAAATAGATATGTGTTTGGTGCAAAATATAGAGATGGACACACCAGGCAGGTCAAGAGGAAGAACCTAACAAGAGATGAACAACTCTTTGTCTCCAGTATTATTCCAGGTATTAAGGATGCAGTCTCAGCGGCTGCTGAGGCATTTGGCATTGACGATAGGAAGAAGGCCAGAAAGAAGGCAATTTTTCTACTTAAACAAGAAAGGGTAACTAAGGCATTGGCAAAAGCAGCGAAAGATGTAGCGAAAGAACTAGGACTAGACCATAAATATGTAATTAAGGGATTCATGAAATTGCATGAGTTTGGAGAAGATGAAAGGGTGGCACTTGGAGCACTAAAGGAACTTGCAAAGGTGATAGGGACTACAGGTCAACAGATGAGGTTTGCTGAGTCAGGATTTGCAATGTTTCAGGAAGTAGATCCAGAACAAATAGAAGAGTTTGCAGATGATCGAGCGCTAGCTGAGAAAGAGATTCAACAATTGGAAGGCAAAGAGGAGGAATCAGAATGAAATGTCCATATTGTAAGAAAGAAAAATGTAAGAAGAATGGCATACGCACACGTAAGGGTGGGCCTGTAATGCAGGAGTGGCGGTGCAATGTATGTAATAGGTATTTTATTACTGACTTGGGAGGGGAATATAAGGGATATCATGTAGAGTGGAATGATGTTGAAATGGCTATTCTTGCTCAGTATAGTAGTTCGTCTAAGAGCGCTTATGGTCTATATAATGAACTAAAAAATAGTGGATCTGAAAGATCCTTTACTGAAGTAAGGGACAAGTTGATATCATTGGGACTAAAGAAATCTGGATATGCTACAGGATATGAATTAAGACTTGGATATCTTGATATAGAGACTACAGGGTTAGTTGCAAATGTAGATATTATGTTAAGTTGGTGCATTAAGGAGAGAGATAAGAATAGAGTTAGGGGTGATTTTATTAGAAGGCATGAAGTATTTGAGCGCAAGTATGATCAGAGAATATGTAAGAGCTTATGTGATGCAATGAAGGATTTTGATCTTATTTTTACTTTCTATGGGACACAATTTGATGTTCCTTTTACCCGTACAAGGTGTATTGATTGGGGACTTGATTATCCTTTGTACAGGCAAGTTTCTCACAAAGATATTTACTATGTTGCAAAAAAAGCATTGAAGCTGCACAGGAAGAGTTTAGATGCGTTATGTCAATTTCTAGGAATAGAAGGAAAGACTCATTTTGATCCAAGATTATGGCGAGATGCAAGATATGGACATCCAGCATCTATTGCGAGTATTTATTCACATAATAGGCAAGATGTGATTATTCTTGAAAAGGCACACAAAGAACTTGAAAAGTATGTACCATCAACAGTTCAGCCATTATAGTTAAGTATAAATCATTTAAGGAGTAATTCAATGTCAGATGAATATGATGGATTGGGTGCATATGGAGATGACAAATGAGATTAGATGCTTTTGAAGAGTTTGTCCATAATGAGGTGAGCGCTGAGCTAGAAATAATGCTTAGTAAGGGTAAGGAATATACTATTTCCAGTGATGATAAGCTAAAGAACTTTAAGATGGTTGCTGGTGTGCTTGATAGGCCAAGTACATTAGATGTAATTATGACTTACCTTCAGAAGCACTATTTTTCTATTCTTAACTATGTAAATGAAGGCGTTGAAGCTTCGGATGAAACTATATCTGGTAGGATAAGGGATGCCAGAAATTACCTGTTATTGCTACATGCAGCCATACTGGAGGAGCAGAATGAAGGTCAGTGACTTAAATATAGATGATAAGATTTATGTTGAATGGGTAGATTCTTCATTAATTGGGGGATGGGTAGATACAGGCGATGAAAGAAACTATGATCTGGGTTGCCAATCAGTTGGTTTATTTGTAGCATCAGATAAGGTCTCTATATCTTTTGCAGGGTCAAAGGGGTTTAATAGGGAGAACTATTATAACTCAGTTATGACAATTCCCAGGGTTGCTATTAGAGAAATAAGACTATTAAAATAGTGTTAACAGTTAATTTTGATATAGATGGTGTGATTCGCAATTTCAATAAAAGCGTTGAAAGAGTATATAGGGAGAAGTTTCCTACTCACATTATTAGGGCCCATAATGGAGATTGGGATATATCACATAGGTTTCCTATTGGTGACAAGGTATATGATTTTGTGTATAAGGGACATGCGTGGGAAATCTTCTCAAATGCAGATCCATATCCATTTGCTATCGAAATGGTATCTGCTGTAAAGAAGATGGGGCACAGGGTACAGCTTGTAACTGCTAATGTTGGTGCTTCAATGTTGCCTACAGCAAATTGGATTACTAAGAATGATGTAGTGCATGATTCTATCCATTTTACACATGAGAAGGAACTTGTCGGTGGTGATATTCTTTTTGATGATAAAGTAGATAATCTTAAAGATTGTCCTTATTGGGCAGTATGTGTTAATCGTCCCTGGAATCAGGAATGGGAAGGCGATAGGGTGTTTAGCTGTAAGGAAGCTATTAACTTAGTAAAAGGAGCATAATGATGGCTAATTTGGTGAAAGCGCTGGTAGCGACAGCACTTACAATCTCTTTGGCGTTGGTGCTGATATTTCTCTTAATGGAAAGAGAAATTGCACTGGCTATTGTTGGAGCATTGGGAATAATATATATGATCCATATGTTTAGGAATTACTTCGAGGTGGTAAATGAGTAAGCAGAAGGAAAAGGTCACCAAAAAGATGATTCTTAAGGAGGTTGCCAGGCAAAATATAATGCTTGATATAATAGCATCCAGGGTATTAAATTTAGAGGCAGTCCTTCAGGCATATGTTAAGATGCAGAAAAATACTGCGAGATTTCAGAAGTATCTTGAAAAAGAAAGAGCAAATATCGAAAAAGATAAAGCTTCTGGAAAAGAAGCCCCTGACGAAGGAGGAGAGAAAGTTAATCCTGTCGAGGGCGGACAAGCTGAGACAGAGGCATGATGATTTAGATTATATTCCTTTAGATGCTAAGGTTGCCTCAAATCCTGAGGCAGCCCATGATTTATTCTGTATAAGGAGGGTTTATGACGATTGGATACATGAAAAGGCCTTGAAGTTTGTAGAGGATCAAAATGGCTAGTTCAAACAAGTTTAATATCAACACTATGAATATTTCTCGCACTGAGCAGATGTTAAAGAATACATTTGATGATCTTATTCTTTTTGGTAAAACATTTTTAGCGGCAGATTTTCTAAAAACAGCTACACCTCCGTTCCACTATGTTATGGGCGATGAAATGATTAATCCCACTACTATTCCCTGTGGCATACTTGTTCCAAGAGATCATGGGAAGACTGTAATGTGTAAGGCTAAAATTATTAGAGATTTTTGTTACTCACAGAAGGCCCATGAGTGGGGATTCGCTGATGAGGCTAGGTATTTATTTTATGGATGGGTCTCCAACACGCAAAAGAAGTCTGTTCAGAACGTTAAATATGTTAGGCAACAGTTATCCTATAATGGACTCCTAAAGAAGTATTTTGGTGATTTAAGTGCTGAGTTTATTAAGGGAAAAACATATTCTCAGGAGGATATAGAGACATCTAATGGCAATAGGCTTATATCAAGGTCTAATTTGAGCTCATTAAGAGGAGAAACTGAGGCTAGTATGCAAGCTGGAACCCTGAGATATAGTGCTTGTTTTGTTGATGATGCTGAAAATGAGGATAATACAAAAACAAGAAATGCAAGGGATAACTTGTCTAATACCATTATGAATGGTATCTACCCAGCTATTGACAAGGATTTTGGCAGGCTGTTTGTTATAGGGACTCCTGTTCATTATGATTCATTTATTCAGAGGCTTATTGATAAATGGTTGAAGGTAAAGGGTACTGAGAAAGAGAAAGATTTCGGATGGAAGATATTGCATTGGGGGGGTGCTACTCAGCCTGACATGGAAGGTGGTGTGTTGTGGCCTTCTCGTATGCACAGAAAAAGATTAGATAATATCAAAAAGGTATATATAGACTCACCTGGAAAGGGACTGTCTGGATACTATCAGGAATATGAGATGCAGGTGCAATCTGCTGATGATGCTAATTGGACGAGAGACCATATTAAGGAATGGAAAGGATATTACGAGTGGGATGATGATCTAGGATCTGGTGTGCTTGTGATGGATAAGGTTAGGATTCCAGTGCTATGTTTCATAGGATGCGATCCCGCTACTGATATTGATACGAAGGATAGTGATTTTAGTGTGATTATGGTGGTGGCGATAGATCCCGATAATAATGTGTATGTGTTGGAATATGAGAGGCATAGGTCTATTCCTAATCTTGGTATTAAGAGTAAAGGCGGTGAAACACTTGGTAAGCTTGGTGTAGTGGATTATATTATTCAATTATATGATAGATATCATTGTACCAGCGCTTGCGTTGAAGATGTGGCGATGAACAGAAGCATTCTTACTGCATTGAACGCAGAAAAGTTGAGACTTAATCGTTTTGACATATCAGTGGTGCCAGGAAAGCCAGGTGGAACTCAGAAGAGAAATAGGATATATTCTGGATTAAGTGGAAGATTTTCCATGGGTACAGTACATTTGCGAGAAAATCACTTTGATTTGTCGCATGAAATACTTACATTTGGTCCTAAGATGGCTCATGATGACACCATTGAAGCGCTTTATTATTCACTTGTGTACGCATATCCACCCAATATGGTGCAGAAAAAGGACAGTAAGGGTATTATTTTAGAGGAATGGGAGAAACCAGTGGCACCTCCTAAAAAGACTTGGATTACGTTATGAGTGATTCAATAGGCACATTTAGAAGCAAAAATTTAAGTTTAGATTCCAGATCAAGTCTGGGTGTTACTCCTTTTTTAGGTAATACTAAATCGAGGTCTGCTTGGCAGTCATTTACAGATGCTCCGAGGTTTTTTAAGAACCATCCTATTGTTACTGGTAAACTTTATACGCTCTATGCCAGTAAAATCAAAATTGGAGACTACCTCTTTGGATAAATTGAGAGAACATATCTCGCTTAAAGAGGTGATATGTCCTTGTGGTAAATGTGCTCCTATCATTAACAATGATTTTCTTGATAGGGTTGAAGATGCAAGACTGATGGCTAGTGTTCCATTTCATTTTACTTCATTCTTTAGATGCAATCAATATAATAAGAAGATTGGTGGGGCTTCAAATAGTCCTCATCCCATGGGAATAGCATGTGACATTGCTACTGCAGGAGATAGAGTAATAGCCAGAAAGATATTTGACGCTGCTGTGCTTATGAAATTTCAGGGAATAGAACTATGTACTCAGCATATCCATTTGGATGATATGAAAAGGGGATATAAGGTAACATGGCCTGGTGTGAGTAAATAGATGCCAAGAGTAACAAATAAAAGTCAGGCAAAACTTGTAAGAGACCTATGGAAACGGTCTGATAACGGTACAAGAACCAAATGGAGGTCAGCCAATCAAAAGGGGCATGATTTCTTTCTCAATGATCAGTTAACTGCTGGTGAGAGGAAGCAGATTGAAGAAGCTGGCATGCCGACCTTTATTATTAATCTCACTACTTCTAAGATAGAAATTATGAAGTATTTCGCCACCGCCAATGATCCCAGGTGGCAGGGTGTTGGTGCTGAAGGGTCTGATATAGATACTGCGGCTGTGCATTCTGACCTTGCTGCATATTGCTGGCATCTTTCTGGTGGTAAATCATTATTTAGTCAGGTAATACAGGATTCTCTTACTAAGAGCGTTGGATATTTTCATTGCTATATTGATTCCGATGCTGATAGGGGCATGGGAGAGGTTATGTTCCGATCTATTGAGCCATGGGATGTATATGTAGACCCTATGAGTAGAGATTTCCTCTTTAGGGACGCTGCTTATATTATTGTTAAAAAAGACATGCCAAGAGAACACCTTAAATTGCTCTATCCTGCATATAAGGCTAAGATATCTAAGGCTAATAGCGACTTAGCTGGTGTCAGGTCTCATTCTGCAAGAGACGTTGGTGAGTCTGATAGTATTCAATATGAAGATGTTGGATTTCAAGCGTTAAATCCTAAGACTGCTGAAGAAGATGATATTTTAGATGTCTATGAAATGTATACTAGGGAATCTATTCCTTTCTTTAATATATTCAGAATAATGCCACCAACAATAGAAGAAATGCGTCAGATACAGGCGCAGGTGGAAAAGGCTATAGTGGCCTTCAGGAGAGAGGTTGGTGTTTCTACTGAGGAAAAACTTCTTGCGATTCAGGAACAGTTACAGAGAGAAGAAATTATTCCAGAGAGAGCCGAGCTTGAGTCTGAAAAACTTGTTCAACAGGCAGAACAGGCCATAGAGCAGAAACAGGCACAAATTTATGAGTCATTAGAAAAGAAATTTTCTAAGGTTGAGAATGTTGTCGCTACAAGAAAAGAATATGAAGATGTGCTTTCCAGTGATAAGAAATTTGTAGAGAGTATTGTTGATATAGTAGAGTATTTTGAACAGAGAATTAAGGTAACGATGGTTGTTGGCGATCAAATGTTATATGCTATTTTTCTTGATAATTCCAACTATCCCATTGTACCAATACCTTACATACATACTGGTACTCCATATTCTATGAGTGCTGTAATACCAATGGTGGGCAAACAGCAGGAAATTAATAAGTCTCATCAGATTATGGTACACAATGCTAATCTTGCTTCTAATGTGAGATGGATTATGCAGGAAGGGTCAATTAATGAGGCTGAGTGGGAATCTAACTCTACAATGCCAGATGCCAAGTTAAAGTATAGAATGGGATATGAGAGGCCTCAGCCTGTGTTTCCATTGCCATTAAGCTCGGCGTTCGCCGATATGGTACAAATGGGTAAAGCAGATATGGAGGATATTTCAGGTATTCAGGCGAGAATGCAGGGACAGGGCACTGGTTCAAGTGAGCCATATAGGGGATTACTTGCCATTGATGAATATTCTACAAGAAGAATTAAAGAGTGGATGAAGTCTATGGTAGAGCCTGCACTTGAGCATCTTGGAAATGTGTTCCTTGAGACAGCACGGGCTACATATACTGCTAAGAAGGTTTTTAGAATTGTACAGCCAGGTGCTGGAGATGGAGATGGATTAGATGAGCGACAGCTTGCACTTAATGTACCTATCTATAATGATTTAGGTAAAGAAATAAATAAGATGTTTGATTATGCTTCAGCAAGATTTGATGTGCGTTATATTGCAGGATCTACATTACCAGTTAATAGACATGCATTAAGAGATGAATATTTTAGGTACTATCAGTCAGGACTAATTGATGATGTAGCGATGATAGCAGAGACAGATATAAGAAACAAGGAAGAATTGCTTAAAAGGAAGAGTGTGTATTCAGAATTGAAAGAACAATCTGCTAGATTAGAAGCAATGGTCAAGGATAGAGATGGTGTAATAGAAACATTATCCCGACAGCTTGTACAGGCTGATATAAAAGATCAATCAAGAACAGCTGGATTAGAAATTAGAAAGGATGTGCTTGAAACGGAAGCACAACAAAAGCTGTATAGAAAAGAACAGCAAGAAAGAAAGAAGAGCAAAGAAAAGACTTGACAGGTATTACCTGGAGAGCTTAAGTTGTGGAGGAGATTATGGAACAGGTAACTGATATTAATGTTATAGAGGAAATCACTCCTGGTTCAGAGCAAGTAGTGGACATTAATGGTATATCCGAGATGTCCGATGATTTTTTTAGGGAACTTGATCAAAATCTTGAGCCCAATTTGAAGGAACATGAACCAAGTGTTGAAAGTCCTGCTGTATCACCGCAGAAGGGTCGGGTAACTCTGGCAACAGAACCTGAAAAAGTAGAGGTGAGTCATGACTACGAGAAGAGGTATAAGGATTCCAGTCGAGAGGCGATGCGGTTAAAATCGCAACTTGATGAAATAGCTCCTTTTACCCCTGTACTCGCAGCTCTAAAAGATAATGCAGGGCTACGCAGTCATATGCTTAGCTATTATGAAAACCCATCTAATCCGAGGGAAAACTTGAAATTAAGTGAAGATTTCGTTTTTGATATGGATGAAGCGATAGCAAGTCCCGAATCAGAATCGGCAAGGGTTCTCAATCATATGGTTGACAGTAGGTCTCAGATGAAACTTAACAATTTCAGAGATGAGCAGTCTGCCAAAGATAGAGAACTTGAAATGAAGTCTGAGGAGCGGGAATTTAGAAGTGCTCATAGTGATATGAGCGATACTGATTATGAGGATATGGTAGCATGGAGTAAGTCCACTCCCATGGGCCTCGAAACTATCTATTATCTCTACAATAGAGATCATAGAGATCAGACTATTGCTGACCAGACTCGTGAGAGCATGGCAAATCAAATGAGATCTGCAAGAAAATTACCTGCAAGTGTAGCGGCTCAGTCGTCAGTGCAATCTGGCGAACAGAAAAAGTCTGTTGACGATCAGGTAGTTGATTTCCTTCATGGTATAGATGGTGAGCTTGACCAGATGATGAGCGGTTAGCATTCATTGCAGTTTAAGCTGAAACGATTAAATATAAGGCAAACCGATGGCTGATTTATTTGGAATTGGCGATGTAACAGGTTTAACAGAAACTCAGTATGGACAGGGTTCAGCTGAGACTCAGTTAAGTACTGGTGATCTCCGAAGACGTTACAATTTTGGTCCTCGTGTTTCTGAGTTTGTTATTTCTCAAGATCCGTTCTTCAGGCTGGCATCTAAGATGTCACGTAAACCTGTAGACGAGGTAGAGTTTAAGTTTACTGAAAGACGCCCGTCTTGGCACAAGCGCTATGCTTATGTTACAGACCATGGCTCTACTTCCTCTGTTGGCACTGCTAACGCTACTGTCACAGCGGCTGATATTGCTCAAGGTGATGTTTACTATTTCCAAATGGAAACTGACTATAAGTCGGCTGGTAATATCACCAATGTATTTGGGCAGACAAGTGGTGCTTTCGATGTAGGCGCTTCAGGAACTGAACCAGCTTTCTTCATGGAAGGCCAGACAGTTAGGATTCCGTTTAATAATAATGCTGCTGCTTCAACTGCTGCTAATTCGTTGGCAGTTGATGATAGTATTGTTGTGAGAGTTGATGAGGTTTCGTCCCCAGCTTCTCCTTCGGAATCAGTTCTTTTGAAAGTTACGGTTGTTAAGTCCCTTGATACCAGCACTAATAATGAGTTGGCTGGATGGGGATTGACAGGTAGCTCAGATCAGGATATTTCTCAGTATACAACTACTGAGGATTTAAGAATCTATGATCAGCTGGAAAGAGCCCGTTGTTATGTTGTTGGCAGTGCTTTTGCACATGGTAGTGGTTATCCCGAGACATGGAAAGACCAGCCTTTTAGCACTGGACATGGCAGAACAGAGATTTGGAAAACGTCTCTGGCTATGGATAACAGCAGTAGGGCAACCGTGCTGAAGTATGAACCTTCCGAATGGGGAAGAGTCTGGAAAGAGAAACTCATTGAACACAAATGGGACATTGAAAACTCGTTGTGGTTTCATGCGCAGTATGCAGATGGTACCACATATTACACACAGGGTGCATTGGACTACTGTCTAAATAAGGGTAATATCTTTACTCTTACGCAGTCTTCTTATACACAGGATGACTTCCTTGATGATTTGTCCAACTATCTTGACCCTCGTTACAACAATGGAATGGCGACATTTTTCTTCTGTGATACATTGACATATAACTGGTTGCATAAGCTAAGTGGGTATTTCAGGAACAATCTTGAAATTTCTGCTAACTTTAGAGGTGACCTTTCCTCAATGGGCAAAAAGAGCTACTATGGTGTCGGAGCGAATGTTATTTCTACTCCTTATGGCAGCATGAATGTAGTTCGTGATGTTCACCTTGATGGAACTCAGGTCGCTATTGCAGCTATTAACATGAAGTATATGAAGTGGCGTCCGCTTGTTGGTAATGGGATTAACAGAGACACTGCGATTTATGTAGGCGTTCAGACGCTTGAAAATAGTGGTGTAGATAGACGAGTTGATTTAATTCAAACCGAAGGTGGCGCTGAATTTCAGATGCCTGAATGTCACGCCGTCTGGAAAAGAGCATAGGAGGGAATGAATGATGCCTAATAATCCTATGTATGGACAAAACAAGTTAGACAAGAAGGTTGATGATCTTGTCAAAGACGGAAGCATATATCGCTTTGGCAATGAACCAGTTTGCGTTGATGCTCTTGACGGTGGCGATCCTGATGGTGTTAATGATAACATTATGATCGTTCAGTTTTCCGATGGACTGCATCTTAATATGCAGTATACTGGAACTCAAACGCTTTTAGCTCCACTTGCATCTACAACTGGAGTGAATTTTGCGCTTGATCAGACTGATGATGAAGGTGTGAATCTTGTCATGAGTAGTAATCTTGACAAGGGTATTACTGCAGGACCATTTATTAATAGGTTTACTGTAGGATCAGATGCGTTTTTCGCTACCCTAGAGCTTACTATTGCAGATGTTAGTGGAACTGATGATTTGCAGTTTGGATTTCGCAAGGTAGAGGCTTTTCAGGTAATTGATGGCTATGATGAAATGGCTGCCCTGGGAATTATCACTTCTGCGGATCCTGCGGCGGTACAAATTCAGACAATTCTCAATGGTGCAGCGAATGTAGAAACCGACACTGGTGATACATTGGCTGATGGTGTGGTAGCGAAATGGGGAGTGTATGTATCCTCCGCTGGTGCCGTAACATATAAGATTGATAATCAGGCGCCATCTACTACAGCTGCTTTTTCATTTGATGCTGGTGAAGTGGTAACTCCATTCTTTCAGTATATCAATGATAGTGGTGTTGCTGGTAATATCATCTTGCGGGAACTCGAAGTCGGCAGACAATAAGGAGGTAGCTCATGGCTAAATTAGGTTCAGCTGGCTCCTTTGCTGGTGGCGTATCAGAGACTATCACAGCGGCTAAGACATTAGTCAAAGCAGATAGTGGGAAAGTATTCTATCTTGACTCTGCTGGAGGGGCATATTCTATAACCCTTCCAGCCGTAGCGGCAAGTGCACATTTTAGTTTTATTGTGCAGGAAAATAACCCAACTGGTGCTATTACGATTGCGGCTGGGTCTGCGATTGTTTATGGTAATCTCGAACAGCAGTCTGACACAAATGAAGATAACCGTGTTGCTTGTGCAGGCGTTTCTAGTGTTATTATAGGAACATCTGCATTAAAGGGCGATTGGTTGGATTTCTCATGTGACGGAACAAGTTGGTATGTTCGAGGGCAGTCTAGCATACAAACTGCTGTCAGCACGAGTTAGTACTAAGCAAATCAATACTGGGAAATTTTGCCCTGCTGGCGTTTCCTCCTTTAGCTGGTGGGGCATATCCCCAAGTGAGGGTTCATGTCTGATCTGAGAACACGAGTGCGCTCTATAATTAAGAAAACATGGCAGTAACAGAGATAACATCAGATATACAGAATATAACGGGTGTAACTACTGCAGACACTGGTTTTATAGAATCTGCACAGAGAACTATAGCTGCTAGCATACCTAAAGAACTTCTGTGGTTTGCAGGTACTTCAGCTACTATTACAGATGGAAATGGATATGATGTTACTACAGGGGATACAGTATTTTCTGTAGCAAGGGAAGGGTATCCAGCCGATGAAGTACCATTTAGTCTAAGTAAGTCTGTTGATGATTCTAATAGCCTTTATAAGGCGACTAATGTTTATCCTAAGTATTATAAAGCTAATGGTAAAATATTTATAAAGCCTGATCCATCTTCTGGGGGCTCTATTAATGGTGTGGTGCACTATTTAGACTATAGTAAGATTGATGATGGGTGTGAATTAAGGAGTGCAGTTATATATTATGCATGTTCTAGTGAGTTTTCAAAAATGGCTAATGGCAATTCTGAAAACTCTGCTATTAATACGGCACTAACTGCAGTTAATACAGAATTGGATGAGTGTCTTACTATTGCTGATAATATTCATACTGAGGTTGCCTTAATAAATTCTTCTGCTAATAGTGCATTGGCTGAAATAATACTTGCAAATGCAGAAGTTGACAAGATGGCTGCTGAAGTTGTTCTAGATAATGCTGAACTTGATAAGGCTACAGCAGAATTAGCTGAGGCGGCTACTTTAGTTGATGCAAGTATTGATACAGCTACATCAGCTATTGCTACGGCGGCTGGACGTATAAATACTGCGGTATTGTTAGCAAATCTTGAATTTGATAAATGTGATGCTCTTCTTGATTTGGGGGAGACAGATACTGAGGGTGATATTAATACTGCTATGGTTCTCTTAAAAGCCGCTGTAGACCAGGCAGAAACAGCTGCTAATAAGTTTGAAGTGGCAGATACAGAATCTATTTTTGGCGATGAGGAAACATTTCTTACAAGTAATTCTCAACTTACAAGAGTTAAAGTTGCGTTAGATAACGCTGAGAATCTTATCAATACTAATCAGCCTTCCGCTACAACAGATGCTTATGGCGCTCAAGCGAATAGTGATACCGACCTGGTATTTTCTGCGCTAAAGATAGCTCAGACAGAGATACAAAGGGCTCGATCTCATATTGAAGAGTGGGTAGCTATTGGCGATATGAGAGTCAAAGAGATAAATTCTGCGCTAGCCGAAGCTGAAGGATATGCAAAGGAGATACAAACCAGATTGCAACAAGCATCTTCAAAAAGAGATGAGTCTAAGGCTCGGGTAGAAGCTGGTAATGCCTATTTATCCGAAGCTAGGGCTGGAGCAGAAGAGGTTCAATCATATGTAAATGAAGTTTCTGCCAGAGTTAATCAGGTACAGGCGCAGGTAGGTGTTGCCAGGGGATATATAGAAAGTGGTTCTGGATACTCAAAAGTGGCTGATAGCTATGGAAAGATTGCACAGAGATATTTAGAAACGGCTGGTAGCTATTTACAGTCAGCTAGTGCTTATGCATCTTCAGTCGCTGGATATGTTAGTGAAATTCAGTCTAAGGTGGAAATTACCAAAGGATATATAGGTGAGGCAACAGCCAGAATAGCAAAGATACAGGCATATACAAACCAAGCTAAAGAATATTATCAGTGGGCAGATAAAAAAGTTCGGGACTATGTAAATAATAACTCACAGACAGTGCAGGCTAATAGGGCATTGGCAGCTGCAGGAGTAAGGCGATAGATGACGATTCTCGAATTAATGGAACGCTCGGGAATAAAAGATGAGAATCTTGCCATCGCATGGATCAAGGATGCTATAGATATGATTCAGTCTAATTCTAAGGAAAAGCTAAAGGTAGAAAAATTTGATATAA